TAAGGTGATTCCAGGGGACCGTGAATCTAGCGAGGATGTGGCGGAAATCTTATCGGGATTGATAAAGAACATTGAATACGAATCCATGGCGGATTCTGTGTATGATTCTGCTGCGTTGTCGTCTGTACGTTGTGGCATTGGCTTTATGCGCATTGAGACGGAATATGAAGATGATACGTCTTTTAATCAAAAGATATGCATAAAGAGGGTGGCTAACCCGCTGAGTGTTTATATTGATTGCACGTCTGTTGAGGCAGATGGGTCGGATATGAAGCATGCAACAATCTTGCAAGAAATATTGGTTTCAGATTTTAAAGAGGATTATCCTAATTTTGATCCTTCATCATTTAAGGAAGGCGGCATAGAGCGGCAGTATAAAGACGAAGATAGTATTTTTATTGCCGAGCATTTTTATATTGAGAATAAAAAGGAAGAGCTTGTATCGCCGGATGATGAAACGATGCGCCGTCCTGTTGTTAGGAAGGTGATTCACAGGGTGTTGGTGTCTGGCAAGGATATTTTAGAAAAGACAACGTTTCCAGGGGATTATATTCCTGTTGTTCCTGTATTTGGGGAAGAGTATTGGGTTGAGGGCAAGCGGTATTTGGCAAGTGCCATTCGTCGGGCAAAGGACCCGCAAAGGATGTATAACTACTGGCGTTCTGTTGAAATATCGTTGCTTATGAAACAGCAAATTGCCCCTACCATGGTGGCTGAGGGTCAAATTTCTGGCTTTGAAAACGAGTGGAAAGACCCCAATTCTTTAGTTGTGCAATACAAACCTTTGGATGAGACCGGAAAAGCTTATCCCTCACCGCAAAGATTGCCGCCGCCTCAGATACCTGCTGGTATTGTGAATGCTGCCTTAACGATGGCAGAAGATATTAAGGCCACAACGGGCATCTTTGATGCGTCTTTAGGGAATAAATCTAACGAGACCAGCGGTGTTGCGATTCAGAGACGGCAGCAAGAAGGTGACACGGCCACGTTTCACTTTGCTGATAACCTAACGAAAGCAATATCTTACGCAGGAAAGGTGATTGTATCTGCTATTCCTAAGATTTACGACACGGCCCGTATTTTGAACGTTATGGACCTTGAGGGGAACGTTAAGAAGGTTGGGGTTAATGGTGAGATAACGGAAGACCAGCAAGAGGATGTTGACCTAACAAGGGGACGTTACACCGTGAAGGTGACAACGGGTCCATCCTTTACGACAAAGCGGCAAGAGTCGGCGGAGTTTTTTGGAAAGATTGCGCAATCTCAGCCTGAGATGATGCAGATTGTTGGTGATTTGGTGTTTAAGTACATGGATTTACCAGGTGCGGAGGCTTTATCGGAAAGAATCAAGAAAACCATGGATCCGAGGCTTTTGGACGAAGAAAACGATCCTATGGCGGCGCAATATCAACAGCAGATGGAAGCCATGCAGCAGCAGCTACAAGCGGCAGCGCAACAGATGCAAGCCATGCAACAGCAGCTTGATAACAAGCAAGCTGACACGCAGATAAAGGTTCAGAGTGAACAAAACAAAGTTGAAATTGAAAGTGCAAAATTGACGTTGCAGCAGTCTGAAATGGAAACAGATGCTCAGTTAAAGCAGCAAGAACTTGAGATAAAGTTTAAAGAACTTGAGATTAAAGAACAGGAATTGATGATCCGTTTGGAAGAATTGCGGATGCAGAAAGAATTAAAAGAACTTGAGATTATGACGAATAACTTTAATGCCCAAAACCAAGAAGATAATTCTGGTGAGATGGAAAAAGAGGATGAAGGTGATAATGGATCAAGGGATTTAGAGCTTGCTCTTTTGCAAGGTAACAGTGCCGCAATTCAGGGAATAACCAACCTGATGCAGAGCAAAAAGAACATCACGATCAACAGAGATGCCAACGGATTGATGGAATCCCTGACCGTTATGTAAAAGTGTATTGAAATTTTAAAAAAGGTGCTGTATGAATGAAGAAAATGTCGTTGTAAATGAAGAGGAAGTTTCCTCTGATGTTGCAACAGATGAAGGCCAGATTGAAGAAAGTAAGGTTGAGAGTCCCGAGGTTCAGGAAGAAATTGCCGAGCCTGAGGATGATACGCCCTTTCCTAAGAAGGCTGTAAACGCTATTTCGAGGCGTGAAAAGAAGATCGAAAAACTGCGTGCGGAAAACGAGCAGCTTAAGGCTCAGTTGCAGCAGGTGCCCTCTAAAGAACAGGTTTCACAGGTAAAAGAACCTGAGGTTTCAAAATCTGACTCTGCTCCTAATCCTGATGATTATGAGACTTGGGATCAGTATCTTGAGGCTAAGGTTGAGCATAATGTGAAAACGGCTTTAGAGAAAAGAACATCGCAAGAAAAACAATCTGAGGCTTCTCGGAAAGAGCAAGAATACTTTAGCCAGAGAATTAAAGACTTTGGTGCGAGTGTTGACAAGCATTCTGAAAGGATTTCTGATTTTGAGGTTATTGGTGATCGTATTGAAAAAGACGTTTTGCCTAATCTATCTGCGGATGTTCAAAAGGCCATTTTGGAATCAGAGGATGGGGCTTTGGCTCTTTACACTTTGATGAAGGAAGGTCGCATTGAGGATTTAGAGGACATGGACGGGCGAGAAGCCTTGAGATTTCTTGCTAAAGCTGAGGTGCGAGGCCAAAAATTTATTGAGAATTCAAGGAAAGTTTCTGCTGCACCAAAGCCTATTCAGGCGGTTAAGGGCACGGGAACTTTTAAAAAAGACGTTGCTGACATGACCCCTGATGAGATCAGGAAAAAATATAACCTTAGATAAAGGAAAAACTGATGCCTAATACAATTAACACAAATAAATCGGCTCCTGGTCGGATTGCCAAAGTGGCAGCGACCATGTTTGCTGATGATATGCAGTTTGTAAGGACCATTGCGCGGGAAGATTCGGTAGATTTTGCCCCGCAGGCTGGTGGTTACAAAACTGGTGATACGATTTTTATCAATAAGCCTGCACGGTTTACGACAGGAACAAACAGGGACATTACCAGTGCAATTCAGGACATTACGGAAGAAAAGGTTGCAATGACGTTAAATCAGTCGTTTACGGCGGCTGTATCTTTGACATCGAATGAGTTTGCAACAGATATGGCGTTTGATTCGTTTGCCATGCGTGTTTTAAAGCCTTTGGTGTCGCAAATGGCCCAGCGCATTGAATCAACGTTTATTCAGTTGGCGTGTCAATCTACGGCTAACGTTATTGGTACTGCTGGTTCAACGGTGTTTAACACCTTGACCATGATGCAAGCTAACCAGCGTATGTCTGAGTTGTTGGCAACAGGTAGTGAAAACGAGTGGATTGCTTTGTTGTCTCCTGGTGCTAAAACTTCGGCTGTGGATGCGAGAAAAGGTTTGTTTCAGTCTTCTGAGGAAATCTCTAAGCAGTACAAGCGCGGTGTAATGGGTCAGGCGGATGGTTTTACTTACTTGAGTAACAACCTGATGTATACCCACACAACGGGTACGGGAACGCAAACAGATGGTTCGGTTACCACAACGGCGGCATTAACCAACGGTGCTTCAACCATTGCTGTGACGGGTTTAACGGGTTCTGGGACAATCACTGCTGGTACTGTGTTTACGGTGGCAGGTGCGTTTGCGGTTCACCCTATTACCAAAGCAACCTTGCCGTTTTTGCAGCCTTTTGTTGTAACGACAACGGCAACGGCGTCTTCTGGTGCTGCCACGCTTTCTGTTTCCCCAACCATTTACAGTTCTACCGGTGTTGGATTGCAGAACGTTTCTGCTTTGCCAAGTTCTGGTGCGGCTGTGGTGTTTTTAACGGGTAAGACTACAAGTACAAACTTTCAAAACTCTTTGACGTATTGTAAGGATGCGTTTCGTTTTGCGTCTGTGCCCTTGATTTTGCCAGGTGGTATGGACAAGGCGGCGCAAGAGACTGTGGATGGTTTGACCATTCGTGTCTTGGCGGATCACGACATTAAAACCGATCAATACATCCTTCGATTGGATTTCTTGGGTGGGTTTGTTCCTGTTCGTCCTGAGTGGGCTGTGCGGGTTACGGCGTAACGCATGGGGGGATGGGAAACTGTCCCCCTTTTTAATCATTTGAGAGGTTTTTATGAGTTCAGGAATTATTGGTGGCAATATCTTTGCCATGTGTGCGGTTAGTGTAAACATTAACCCAGCATCTGTGGCTGCCGCCACAACAGCAGAACAATCATTTACGGTCCCTGGTGTTTTGCTTGGGGACATTGTATTTGTGGTGCCTCCTTCCACGCTAAACGCTGGTTTGGGTATAACAGGTGCACGTGCAACTGGGGTAGACACTGTGGTTATTCGTTTTGGAAATACCACAGCGGGTGCGCTTGATGCTCCTGCTGCAGATTACACGTTTTTTGTGGTTCGTCCTGAAAATTTGGCGGGTCGTGTAACAACGGGGTAATGTATGGCAACGGCGCGTGATCTTATCACAAGGGCGTTAAAAGCATGTAGGGTTCTTGCCCCTGGTGAGAATCCTAGTGCTTCTGAGGCAGCCGATGCCTTGATGATTTTAAATATGATGCTGTCCAGTTGGAGTACAGATAACTTAAACGTTTTTGCTCAAACTTTAGAAAGTTTCTCTCTTGTTAGCAATGTTTCGTCCTACACGATTGGCACAGGACAAACGTTCAATACGGTTAAGCCTATTGCCATACAGACAATGTATGTAAGAACCGGATCGGTGGATTACACTGTCAAAGAAATCAGCGATCGTGATTATGCTAACGAAATATCAATGAAATCAATCGTTGGTGTTCCGTATTGTTATAATTTTAACAATGATTATCCTTCTTCTGTGATTAAGTTTTACCCTGTTCCCGATCAGAATTATCAGTTGTTTATTCTGTCTGAAAAGGCTTTAACGTCCATTGCGTCTTTAGACACGGTGATTTCGTTCCCTGAGGGCTGGGAGTTAGCCATTGCGTATAATTTGGCTGTGATGTTGTTTCCTGAGTACCAGCAGGCGGTTGACCCTGCCATTGTGAAGATTGCGGATGATGCCAAAATGGGGATTCGTCGGGCAATCAATCGGAATCGCAAGTTTGTGTTTGGCGATGATGAGGATTTTAGACAAACAGATAATATCTACGCTGGGTGGTTTCGATGAAAACGGGTCTTGTTGGTCCGTCATATTCTGAAAGAAGTTTGTCTTTCGACGCCCAAAGAACAATCAATTTTTATCCTGAATTGAATCAATCTGGCAAAGAAATTTCAGCTTTGTATGGCACTCCTGGGCTTTCTGTCTTTTGCGATACGGGATTAAGCAAAAGCAGGGGATTGTTTGCTTCATACAATGGTAGGGTTTTTTATGTTGCTGGGTCTGTTTTGAACAATGTCACGTTTTTGGATAGCTATTTTATTGTCAATTCTTCTGGCACGACTCAGTTTTTTGTTAGTGCGGTTAATGACGGAACGGTGTGGTCTGCTTTAGATTTTGCATCGGCGGAATCGTCACCAGACAAGATTTTAAAGGTGATTGCCGTTAATGGGGAATTGTGGCTCTTAGGGGAAAGAACAACAGAGGTTTGGTCTAACACGGGCGATCCTTTGTTTCCTTTTCAGAGGGCATCTGGTGGTAAAATTGATATTGGTATTTTTGCCCCAGAAACGGCTGTTTCAAGTGCTTTTGGGGTTATTTTTGTCTCTCGGAATGCGCAAGGTGATGGTATTGTTTACCAGATGAACAATCTTTCTCCCAAAAGGATTAGTAACCCCTTTATAGAGCGTCAGATTCACAAGGTGATGAATCCAAGCCTTATGTCTGCGTATATGTATCAAGAGGACGGACACACGTTTTATGTGCTTACAGGCGGTGATTTAGAAACAAGCCTTGTTTATGACCTTACAACGGATCAGTGGCACGAAAGAGCGTATTCTAGCCCTGTAACGGGCTTATTTGAGCAGCATTTAGGGGTTTTTGGGATTACTGGATTCAACAAAACTCTTGTGGCGCACAAAGACTACGGAAAAATCTATGATATGTCCTTAGAATATACCATGGATGACACGTTTGAATTGATTGGAGAGCGTGTTTTTAGGCACCTTAACGAAGAAAACAAGCCCTTTTCGGCGGATAGCTTAGAGATTGCCTTTGAGGCGGGTGTAGGCACGCAAACGGGCCAAGGATTGAATCCAAGAATGCTTTTGTATGTCAGCAAAGACGATGGCCGCACGTGGTTTGGTCCTTTGGAAGGTTTTATGGGAAAAGTCGGTGAATACAAAAAGCGTGTGATATTTAGACGGCTGGGAACAGCATCCACATTCACGTTTCGCGTGAGGATTGCGGACCCTGTCAAGCGGTGTTTGATTGGGGGGTATCTTAACGCATGAGTGGTGTTGTTCCTCAGCCTCCGATTCGTGAAATGCTTGTGGATGGCTCGGGCCATGCCTCGTTACCATGGCGGGACTATTTTAACAAAGACTGGAGGGGTGACTCAGGCACACCATGGGTTCCTGTTTGGACAAACTTTAGTCATGCTATGACGGTCACAGCAAAATTCTATAGAATTTCTCAATATTTGTGCTATTTTAATATTGTGATTGTTCCTGTCACGCATACAACAACGTCAGGTCATTCAAGTTACGCTACGTTTCCATTAAGGATTTTGGCATCGAGTGGCTTTAATGTAGCGATTAGTGATCGGAGCATTGGAACGGGAATATCGCAAAGCAATCCTGATCGTTTGATCTTGCCGCAATGGACAAACGTGACGCAAACGATAACGCTAAGCGGTGTTTTAGAAGCCACATGATAGGGAGAACATACAATGCCTTTTAAAAAAATAGCTAAAAAAATAGGCAAGGTTGTCAAAAAAGTGGCTCCCATTGCGGCGGGTGCTGCTGGCATGTATTTTGGTGGTCCTGCTGGTGGTGCATTGGCTGGCTCTTTGTTTGGCGGTGGTGGTGGTGGCAATGATCTTGCTGGGGGCATTGGTCAGGTTGGTGGTGGTTTATACAATTATTATAACAACCGGACCGTTGATAAAGGCATTTTAGAGGCGCAATTAAAGGCTGGAGAGCAAGCTTCTCAGCTTTTGAACCCATACTACCAAACGGGCACGCAAGCCAACCAGAGGCTCTCTGATCGCCTTATGGGAGGCTTTAATTTCAATCAGGCCGATTTGTATAACGATCCAGGGTATCAGTTTCAGCTCGAACAGGGTCAACGTGGCTTGAATACGCAAGCAGCAGCATCTGGTTTGCTTGGCAGTGGCCGTGCATTGAAAGAAGCTACCCAGTATGGCCAAGGTATGGCTGAGGGTCAGTTTAATAATGTTTACAATAGGAATTTAAATAAATTTAACATTGAAAACGCGGCCTTGCAAAATTTGGCATCACGAGGTGAAACGGCTGGTACTCGCATGGGCAATTTGATGTTAAATATGGGTAATCAAAGAGCAGATTATCGTGCAAGCAGAGGGGAAGAAAGATCAAATTTAACAGGAAATTTGATTGGTGGTGCTGCCCCGATTTTGGGTGGCATAGGGGATTATTTGATGGAAGATCAACAGCAAGCTGGTGGAATGGCAAAATTAAGAAAAAATCCTTTGTATAATATGGGTGGTGGTGCTTTTTTACCAGGAAGAGCAAGTTTTGCAAAATCAGCAGATATGCCATTAAGGACTGGTGCAAGAAGGCCTATGACTGGATTTGGCAGGCAAAACTCTGCTCAAAACATGCGTTTGAGTAAAGGCATGCGTGGAAGTAACTGGAAGGTTATCGGGTGATTTATGGCAACCGTTGAGAGTTTTAGAAATAAACCGTTTGATATTTTAGAAAAGATGCGCAACGACGCAATAATGCGTCAGTATTTTAGAAAAGATGCGCAACGACGCAATAATGCGTCAGCAGTTGCAGGATGAAGCCATTAAGCGTCAATATAACCAACAAAAGAATGAATTGGATTTAGCGCAAGCGCAGCAGGATTTGGAATTTTCTCGGCAAGGATTGGGAAAAAATGTTCCAGCTACTGTTGCTCAAATGATGTATCGTGAGAAGCTAAATCCAAGCCAACGTGAATTGTTTGATAAAACAATAGTTCGTGGATCATCGGGTTTTAAGCAAATCAATCTTGGTGATAGCATTGGTTTGTATGATGCAAATACTGGGGATATAGTGGCTCAATATCCTAAAGGTGCTGGGCCTAAATATATAACAGATGCTTTAGGAAATCCTGTATTATTAGGTGGTGGTGGCGGCGGAAATTTTAATATGGGCAATGCTCCCACTGCGCCTACACAAGGAAGCATTGATGACCAATTAAATAATTTAGGATCAATGAATCCTCCTACTGTGCCTACGCAAAGCAGTCCCTTAACACCACCTACGCAAGGAAATGTTCCTGCACCTGCGACACAAGGGCCAAATCAAAGGACTTTAATGGGTCCTCGGCGACTTGCCAATGGTGATATTGAATATAATGGTAAAATTTTTGCAAGTCCTGCTGCGGCAAAATCTGTTTTTGAAACAGACCAAAACATTGCTCAAAAAGTAGGGGAAACAACAGCTTTAAACCAAATTGAGGCTCAAAGCAATTTAGGAAAAGTTATTGATGATACTGATTTTGCTTTACAAACAGTCCGATCTTTAAAAAATTCTCCTGGTTTACCCGCTATTGTTGGTCAACCTTTTTCAATATCAAAAATTCAAAAAGGTGGATTGGGATTATTAGGCGCAGCTCCTGGAACTAATGCGGCAGATGCCACTGCTCTTTGGAAACAAATACAAGGTCAGGCGTTTCTTGATGCTTTTGAAAGGCTAAGAGGCGGTGGTGCAATCACACAGATAGAAGGTGAAAAAGCCACGGCTGCAAAAGCACGTTTAGATAGGGCGCAATCAATAGAAGCTATTACGAGTGCTTTAAATGATTTAGAAGGAATTTTCTTAAATGCTCAACAAAGGGCTTACCAAAAAGCTACTGGTCAGCCTCAGGGTCAAAATGCTGCACAACCTATGATGCCTGCTGCTGGTAACGTTATACAAACTAGTGTTGGTCCAGTTACAGTCACAAGGTGATAAATCATGCCTAAATACACTTTAAAAGCATCTGATGGCGCGTCTTACACTTTGGATTCCCCAAATGAGTTAACGCAGGATCAATTAAACACAGCGTTTTCTGAGGCTTTGCAACAATCTCAAACCACGCAACAGCAAGCCCCACAACAGCAGAAACCATCCTATGATGACCAAGGCAGAGGTTTTGCTGCAGCTAGAAACCTTTTAAATGAGGCAACACTTGGATTTGGGAAAAATGTGGTTGCACGTTTGCGTTCTTTGGGAGACGGTGATTACGAAAAAGAATTGGCCTATCAAAAAAGGCAATTAGCGGGTGACATTGAGCAATATCCAGCCACAAGTATTGCCTCTGGTATAGCCGGTGCAGTTGGAACATCGTTTGCCGCAACCCCTGCCCGTCTTGCGAATTGGGTGGGTAAAGGCGGATCATTTTTAAGTCGTTCGGGTCGGTTGGCAGCCGTTGGTGCCCCGTCTGGGGCTTTGTATGGCGTTGGCAATCGTCAAGAAGGTGAAAGCATACCAGAGGCAGCAGTCCGTGGTGGTGTTACAGGGGCTGCATTTGCACCCGTTGGTGTTGCTGCAGGTAATTTGGTATCAGGTGGTGTAAGGGCAGTAAGAGGCGGCGTTCAAGGTGTAAAAAACCTGCGTAGCGGAACAACGCAACTATCCCCTGAACAGCAAATTATCAAGGAAGCTGAAAACAGGGGTGTCCCCATTAGAACGTCGGATTTGTTTCCACCCACGACACGCGCAGGAAAAACAACTGAATTGTCCGCTAGGTTGGTTCCTTTTGTGGGAACAGGAGGACAAGTTGCCAAACAGCAAGAATCCCGCTTATCTGCAGTTAGCGATGAATTGGTAAAATATAATCCTGATTTAGGACAAAACCCTGAAACGTTGAAATTGCTTTCGGATGAAATCACATCATCTGTTAAAGGAAGTATCAAAAAGCTACGGGAAGACAAGCTTGGTATATTGAACAATGCTTTGTACAATACAGGTGAGACAGTTCCTTTAACAAAAACCAATGAAAAAATAGATGAATTGATTAATAAATGGACCCCAAATGCTGGGGCTGGCTCGGAAGAGGCAACAAAACTTGTTTCTCAACTTACGGATTTAAAAAACAGGTTTAACTCTAACACGGGGACTAAGTTTTTAGAAAACGAGAGAGAACTTTTAAGCACTCAGTATGCTGATAATCCAACGGTTAAAAGTCTTGCAAATCAAATTTATGGCCCATTAAATGAGGACATGGGATCGTTTATCAAAGGGAAAAATCTTGCCGATTATTCAAAATGGAAGTTTTCCAACAAAAAAATATCTTCCATGATTGATGAAAATCAGTATTCCGCTTTAGGTAAAATAATTGATAAAAGCGAAGTTACGCCTGAGATAGTCAAAACATCTATTTTTAGCAAAAAACCATCTGATTTGAATAGATTGAACCAAAATTTATCCCCTGATGGCAGAAAAAAAGTGCAATCGGTCATTATAGGGGACATTTCAGATAAAATATCTTTTACTAAGCCTGATGGGACAAAAGGTTTTTCGCCAGAAAAGTTTATCTCTGAGATAGATAG